TCTGTCCAGGTTGTCTGTATCTGGCCCTAGTTCCGCACCGACTGTGTTAAAGAACCGCGCGGTCACGCCATGAATACGCTTTATCTTGCCTTGCGCAACACCATCATCAGCGCCAGCCTCTAGCCTTAGTGTCTCTACTGTTGAGGAATATGAATAACCTACATGCACCTTTGACGCAGTGCGGTCTAAAGTAATTGCGCCACCAGACACTGTTCTGTCTGGGTGGGTTGCACCATCAGCAAGAATAGACACAACTTCACCCTCTAAGTGGTTTAGCCCTGTAATCGTGCTGGTAGCTGTGCTGTCGTAGGTAAGGCCGCTGTCTACAAAAAACGCATCAGCTACATCATCGCCAAACTCAATAGTCTTGATAAACTCAATATGGCGCACTGTGCTACCATCAATGGTACGTTTGACAGATACATAAACCTGGTCTTCTGCACCTGATGGAATAGCGGTAATACTCTCAACAATTCCGCTGCCGCCGATAGCGTGGTCATGCCAGCCTACAGCAGCATTTGCACGGTCATAGGTAAGGCCAACTAAACGCCCGTCACTATGCACAAACCATAAGATTAACTCTGGTTCCTGTTGCCATACCATATCAGTAAGACCGCCGCGTGGTATGTGGTCTGCTAGAATTGTCAAATCTATTCCCAACAACCCATCAGTGTCCAAGTTAAATGTAATCTCTTTAACTTTCTCTTGTCCCTTCTGGATAAGAATAGTGCTGTTACCAGCGCGAACTGGTCTAATGTCAGATGTGCCAAATGTTGTTTCACGCAGCACGTTTACGTTTGTAGGTGTAACTGGCTGGGAACCTGTGCCGCCTGATAGTGTAAATTCTGCGCCTGTTGTTAAAACTTGCAAGAACCTAGCTGGCAATAGATGCCTAATAACATTAACGCTGTCAGATGCAATCGTAAGGTTTACCGCGTCTGAATCCAGTGTGCCTGGTGTGTGATTTTCAAAATCTGCTGATACGCTGCCAAATATCGTCTGTGGCTGGCCTGTAGTGCCAGCAAAGTATAATCGTTGCTCATAAAAGCCAACAGCCCGTGGGAAGCCCTGGTCGCCGTTAAACGCACCCAATGACCACAGTTTAGTCGCGTTACTAGAACCAACCGCATGTTCTGGCAAAGTTGAAATGCCAATGGCGTTAGTTTTTACTGTAGCTGTGACTACTGTTGCGCTTGTAAATCCTGTAATTACAACGTAGCCATTATTGTCATGCTGGTATGTCCACGTTAAAGCGCCATACACCTCACTACCTTCAAGATGGACAGGAGGCGTGTTTCCAGATGTTTGCGTGTTGCCAGTGGTGTGTTTGTAAACATGCCCGTTAAAACGAACCTTAACATTATTAGCGTAGCTTTTTGAGGCTTCCCATTCATCGTAATGAACTTCTAACACTTCTCTAAGACGTATGTATCTACCCACATCTGCGCTAGTAAATAAACTTGCAGAGGCTGTTATGGTTATCCCAGAGCCTGTTTGTGCTGAAGCATACAAAGTTGTAGTGGTGTCATTCTCATCAAGGTATGGCCCATCAACAAAGTCAATGTCAGCTATTGTAAAGCTGGTTGCTGTCGTTCTTGTCAGCTTTGCTGGCTCATGGCTTTTGTGTGCCAGGTAAACAACATCAGCAGATTGCGTATAATTTAATTCAAATACCTCTGTGGCGCTGTAAGTCGTAGTAACTTCTACAATCTTACCAGCAGTGCCGCCACTACTGTAAGTAGTAAAGCCAGTGCTATTTACGCCCGACAATGCAAACGTATTTGTAGCAGTGCTGGCTACAGTAAACTCTCGGTTGTTTAGTTCAGTCATGCCAGCAACTGACTTGATAAACACCCTGTCTCCATTGGAGAAGCCATGACCGTTAGATGTCACAACTGCTGGGTTAGCTTTGGTAATTGCTGTAATTGTTTTTGTGGCCTCAGTAAGTAAGCCACCATCTTTGTAGAAACGGATATAGTTTGCACCCATTTCTAAGACATACGCTTGCTCATCACTGAACTCAAAGTTCATCAAACGAACCTTGCCACCGTCTTTAGAACGCCCAGCAAAGAATGTGCCTGGTCTGCGTGTCACACCGCCAGATGGGTACACCAACATATTGTTTAGCGTTTGCGCAGCCTCGTTGTATTTCTGTAAATCAATACGGCCTTCTAGCTTTGGTGATATTTCACCAGCGCGGAAGTTTGTGACAATGCTAGATACACGGGCCATGTTACAACCTAAAGTTAGTAAAGGTGTCTGCGATTGGCTGTTCTGGGTATCCTTCCATAGCGTCTATTGATTTGGCCTCTCGTAATCTTTGTTCGTACAATCCCTGCATACCCTGCGCCAGAGTAGAACTGCCTGTAACCCCGTAAGCAATCTCGGAAGCCAGCCTATGCGCTATGGTAGATGTTAGCAAAGAATCATATTGTTCAGTGTCAGCCTCGCGGCCTATATAGATAATCTTGCAGACGTTCTCATTAGACAAAATCTTGCGGCCTTCAATCTTATACATAACATTGCTGTCATAAGCCGCAATCTCGTTATCCACACTGGTATCCCAAAACGACAACAACCGCAAACAGTACGGGTCTGTTGGTAAAGTGTATTGAAAGTTAAAACCAAATGCCGGAGTGTCAGTGTCTTGAGGCAATGATTTTCTGGTGACAGCTACGTTCCAGGGATGTGCGCGTAGCACGGAGTCACGGATTAACTCAAAGTTTCTGTTACAAAGCCTAGCTTCTTTAGAGTTTTCTGTTAGGGCTGTAATAGTAGCAGCGCCTAGCAAGTCTAGTGATTGGTTACATATATCAACAACTGATGGCATGGTTTACTAGCCTTTCAACTCTAATCAGTACGCCCTTGCTTAAATTCTTTTCGCCGCCCATAACAGGGCCACGTTTCCTATACGCTTCTCTTGCTATAGTCTTTAGCTTGTCTGTTGGTAACAATACCACAGTTTCGTCATCAAGTATAAACGCCCAATGTGTTGCTTGTGTTGTAGCTATGCCACTTGGTTTGTTTCTACAAAAAAACTCCACAAACACATTTCCCGTCCGTGAAGCTACAAAATCCCTTTTTACCTCTATAGTGTTTCCACTGAGTATGCCGCCCAGCCATTGTTCAGCTATCTGACCTACTTCTAAATCCCAGCGGAAGTCTCCGCACGGCTTCATCATATCCCCTCCAAAGATGTATGGGAGGCGGCAGAACCGCCCCCCACATTGTTTAGTTTACAACGTATTCGATGACAAAAGCCATGTCACCAGCACTACCACCGGCTGCATCAAATGTCGCAGCAATGTAGTAGAACCCGCCTGGGTCAGCACTGTCACCAGCCATTGTGTACATCTTCTGGCCTGTAGTGTTTAGGTCAGCAGCCTCGTAACGAAGCTCTGCTAATCCTGCACCATCGGCAACAGAAGTGGCAAAGAAGTCAATGTCCTTAATGCCACCGGCATCTGTGTAGATACCAACGTCATAAGTACAGCTACCGCCTAAAGCATCTGAGCCAACACGGACTGATGTAACTGTTGAGTTGCTTGGGATTGGTGCAAGCATAACAATGTCAGCATTACCTGTGTCACCAGCAGCCAAGGCTACGTTTCCCTGAGCCACACGGATTACGCCGTGTAGTTCCTGGGCATCGTTAGCGACTTGAGGGGATGCCTCAAGATTCGCTACTAAGTCTGAGTTTTTAGTAGTCATCTTTTAGCTCCTATTAGTCAGGGGTTTCGTCACAGAAGATTTGGCAAACCTTGTTTTCTTCCATGCGCACCGCACCGATGCTCATGCAATAGTAAACCTGGGTTGCGTAACCTTTATCTGCACGCTCATCAATACGGGCAGAAATGTCTTTGCCCATACCTAATGTAAGACCATCTTCAGCCCATACAAAGCATGTGCGAACATCTGTGGCAGAAACAGCCAAGCGGTTTGACATGACAAAGCGGAAGCCCATGAATGTGTCCACATCGCCAGATACCAACGCCTTGACGGTGTTGAAGTCTGATGAAGTCACTTGAGTTGTTCCAAGCAAATCTTCAATCTGCTTTGGGCCAACTGCAATGTAACGTGGGATAGAAGGGTCAACGTCTGCTAGGTCTAACTTACGCTTTGCTTCAGTTAGCTTTGCAACGGTCAATCCATCGTTTGATGATGCTGAACCAACAGAGTTGGCTGTTGCATCTAGGGTTGCTGAACCACTACCAGTTTCGCCTGTTGAGGCTGTGCCTGTTGCAGCGGCAATGATGACATCATCCATCGCACGACCCATAGCAGCCGCAGCAGCTTGGGCATATGATGAAGTCGGGTCAACAAGCATACGAACCTTGTCTTGGTCGTCAATAAGGTCTGCATACTCATAGTCAGCAAGACTCAAACGTCTACGCCCGTGTGGGGTATCAATCTGAGGAGTGTCGGCATTTCTTGATGTACGAAGCTGTGCTGTCGCTACACCAATTTGGTCGATAAAGGCATTTTTGCCAATAACATTCTCAATACGCACCGCATCACGAAGACGAGAACCCATCTGCTGTGATAGCATCTGCACGTTCGCAGAATATTGTTGTACAAAGCCCGTGGTGATTTGTGATGACATATCATGTCTCCATTGTTTTCACAGGTTTAAGTTACAGTAATTGCGATGCGCTACCCTTACGGACACTTCTAGGTTTTTTAGCTACCATTAAGCTATCGTCTTTCCGATTGTCTTTAGGACGGATTTCTCCGCTACCCTGCATGACCACCTCCCAATACTTATCAAAGAGGAGGTCAGGATTCACTATGTCTCTCTGCGTACCAAACTCTAACGCAGTTCTTAAAACTTCAAGCCTTAATGAACGATAATCTAACTCATCCATGTATCTGACTCATTAAATCAGAAACCCTTTTTACAGCTTGCTCACGGGCTATAGGGTTCTTCCTATCCCAATAAGCATGGCTTCTGTCATTCATAATCGCGTCAACCTCTGCCTGGGCAGAAGCTGGTGTCATTATACCCGACTGTGACATTTCTGCAACAGTATCTTCACTTGTAACGCTTTGACGGAAATCAGCAATCTTTGCAAAGGCTTTTATAAACTCAGGGTTATCGCCTAACTTTGAGCCATCCTGTAAGGTGAGGTTAAACATTTCTGGGTCAGCAAACTCTTGTGCAACGTTAGAAGCAGCTTGTACTTTTTGTTCATAAGCACGGCCCCACTCTTGCTTTAATACTGACTCAGTGTTTTCACGGGAAATCTCAACCTGTTCCATCGTAGCTGCACCTGATTGCTCTACAGTGCTTTTGTAGTAATCAAGTACACCCTTGGCTTGGTCAGGTGTAAGACGCAACTTATGCGCAATATCTGCGTAATTAGATGCAACTTCTTCTGTAATTATGTTTCCGTCAACAGCTATATCGTATCCTGTTGCTGCCTCTGGTGTACCTAATCGGCTGTAAATCCTGTCTAAGTCCTCATCTGTAGGGTTTACTGGCATCGGTATCTTATCCGCGCCGATTAGTTTTTGCGCGTTCACATAGGAACGGGCTAGGTTTCCAACATCTTTAATAGGTGAAATGCTAGGGTGTCCACGCAATTCTTCTGGTATCAATTCTAAAAACTCGTTACCAGACCCACCTGATGCTACTTCTGCTGGTGTCTCCATGACAGTCGCAGTTTCTGGCTGGGCTACCTGTTCGACAGTTTCTTCTGACATTTATTCCTCTTTCATCATGTTATGGATATGAAGGATAACAGCACGTTTCCCTTCCTCAAATGCTGTAGCATTGGCATCGCCAGCTACATAACTAGAAGCACGATAGTTACACCTTGCCTCTAAGTCCTCTAAGACTTTGGTTGCGCCATCTGCGGTAAACGTCTGTCTGTAAAGGAATTTTATCTTTTCTATTTCTGGTGTCACTTACTAACCATCCTAGATGCTTGAGCAAGCTGGCCTGCGTTCTGTATATCTTGTTGCTCTTGCATCATTTCCATTTGTTGCTGTTGCTGTGCGGCGCGTTCCTCACGAACCTGTTGCACCTCACGCTCTGACTTCAATGCAGTCTTTGGTACGCCCAATGCTTCAGTCACATGCTTAACCAATCCATCGGCATCAATGTGGTCGCCTACTGGTATGGATTGTGACAACGGCATAAGTATCTCCAACGCTTTCATAGTGCTGTTAAGGCTGCTTGACTTCTGCGCACGGGCTAGTGGTGATACATATTCAATATCTATATCGCGTCCTTGTATCATTTCTGGCGGCTGTTGAAGCATGTCACTGCGCAGCATTAGCGCAAATACACGGTCAATAAGAGGCCGAAGCATCTCATTCATCAATCTTCCCAGCACAGGGCCAATCACCCTCATGCGTTCTTCTTGGCGCTGGACAACCTCAGTAGCTGTCATATTTGGTGCGCCACCACTAAGAAGCTGGTCAACATAGAACGCTGAACGAATAGCTGTACGCCGTTGTTCTTCCATGCTTAGACCAATAGGAATGTTTGCGCCTGTGTTTAGCGGCGTAATCATCTCCCTAGTACCGCTTCTAAAGAAGTTCAATCCCCCAGGCTGCGTTCTGATGGGCAAGAGGAATCCATCGTCAGGAACAAGAAGGGGAGGGTCTATCTGTTTCTGAGCAGCTTGGATGATTGTCTTAGACATAAGATTCAACATCTTAACGTCAGGCAACGCAGTCATCGCTGGGGAACGCCCCATTGTCTCGCCAGTTGCCTTCAAAAATCGCGGAACAATGTACGGGAACTCTTGGAAGCCACTCTCGGAAAGTAGCATCTTTGTTTGCATGTCAATGTAGAATGACGCAAACGGCATGTTTTTATTGTCACGCTTGTTAGGGTCACGGTTAATACGCGGCACAACAGCATGCAACAAATCTATTTCGTCATCTGGTTTTTCTTTAAACTTCTTGGCAATGTAGTCACCAACATTATCAATACCAAACCTTTGCACAGCTTGACGGGCTGGTAGCCTGTACATCCTAAAGACTGTATCTACAATGCCAAACTGGTTCTCTTGAACATAGAACTCGGATATGTGGCGGGTACTAAACCGTAAGTCACGGTCATCCATCTCGACAAACATGCAGCCTGTGCCAAAAACAACAAGGTCTACATACATCTCATGGATTTCAGTTTCAAAGTTAGAATGGCTAAATGCCCTCATCATGCGCATGCTGGTGTCTTGCAACCACTCGCGCACCTCATCGTCACGGCCTATGTCTGCATCTTTTAAGTCCAGGTGGAACCAAGGAGTTGCACCACTGGTCAGCATACCGTGGAGACTAGCTGATAATAAATCGACAGCCTGCAATGCAGTGCCATCGAATATCATTTCCATCCGCTTCTCGCCTCTGGAACGCTTGCGAACAATATCAGCTTTGCGGGGCAGCATGTAATCAGCAAGTTCCTGATAATGCGTATCCCAATTATCCCTACGGGTCTTTAGTGAATCGTACCGTTTTACCAGTGACTTAATGAAATCTTGCATAGATTACCCCAATAATGTAGGTGTGCCGCCAGT